CAAGACCGTCTTTCTGCTGGTGAACTAGAGCTTGTAGAGTCAAGCAAGCAGCGCACAGCGGCTCAGATGGCTCATGCAGAGCGTGAGTACAAGGATGCTTTTGAAGCGGGTGATACTGACCGCATTATTGCAGCCCAAAAACTCTTGTCGGAAAATGTTGTTTATAAAAGGGAACTTGACAACTATCAACATCAGTATCAAGCCCCTTTACATCACGAACAAAAGGTAGTAGAAAGACAACCTGAGATTGTCCCTGATGAACGCACCCAGCAATGGGTTGAAGAAAACGACTGGTTTGATAAAGACTCAGTTATGCGGGGCGCAGCTTTTGGAATACACGATGATCTGGTTAAGACCGGATACGTTGCAGGTTCAGATATCTACTTCGAGCGCTTAAACGCTCGCATCCGGGAGGAATTCCCGCAAAAATTCGGGTCCAAGAGACCTGCCGCGAATGTTGTTGCTTCTGCTTCTAGAGGTACAGCGGGTACTAAAAAAATCTCGCTTACAAAGTCTCAAGTCGCTCTTGCTAAACGACTTAACCTTCCACTAGAAACTTATGCGGCTTATGCTGCCAAGGAGCTTAACAATGTCCGATAGAACCCCACGGGATGTAGTAACACGCACAACAATGGAACGTAAAACGGCTTGGACACCTCCGTCTTTACTTCCAGTTCCAAGACAAGTAGAAGGCACTTCGTATCGCTGGATCAGAAAGATGATGCAGGGACAAGTAGATGACCGGAACATGATGTCGAAACAAGAAGAGGGCTGGATTCCTATTAAAAGAGAAGATCACCCGGAATTGCAGTATTCGGGTAGGACTACAGGACTCGTTGAAACAGGCGGATTAGTACTTTGCAGTATGCCTACGGACTTTGTGAACCAGCGGAATGCTCATTACCGCAAGATCACAGATGCCCAGACAGCCGCTGTAGACTCTAATCTAATGAGAGAAAATGATCCTCGTATGCCTCTTTTCAGTGAACGCAAGTCGTCCACAAGCAGAGGCAGGGGAAATTAAAGGAGTATTTAAATGGCTTACCCTACTATAAATGGACCTTATGGGCTGCGACCCATAAACCTGATCGGTGGACAAGTATATGCTGGAGCCACTCGTCAGAGGCAAATTGAACCAACATACGCTACCAATATTTTTTACGGTGATTTCGTAAAGAATGTTGTTGGTGGATATATTGAGCTGGATAACGGAACGACCGCTAACACCCCTGTTGGTGTGTTTCTTGGTTGCACCTATGTCAGCGCAGTAACGAAACAGCCGGTTCAGTCACAATACTACCCAGCATCGGTTTCGGTTCAGCCGAACACTTATATCCTTGCTACCGTTTCAGATGATCCTGACCTTTTGTTCCAAGTCGCAGTTTGCTCAAGCGGAGTTGTAATGGCTACCGTTACGCAAAACGCAATTGGCACAAACATGTCAATTCTGGCAACCGCTGGTAACACAGCTACCGGAAACAGCAACTTTTCCGTTCTAAGCAGCTCACCAGCAGCTACCAGCACGTTCCCAGTACGGGTTATCGATGTTATCCCTGAAACAGCTCCTTCGGCTGGCAACTACGCTGAAGTAATTGTTAAGATTAACTTCGGTATTCATCAGTATAACAATGCAACAGGTTTGGCTTACGCCTAAAAGGAGTTACTTAAATGGCTGCTATATCACGCGCACAACTGCTAAAAGAGTTACTCCCGGGGCTGAATGCCTTATTTGGTTTGGAGTACGCTCGTTACGGCGAAGAACACAAAGAGATTTTCGAAACAGAAACCTCTGAGCGTTCCTTCGAAGAAGAAACAAAACTGGCTGGCTTCTCAGCAGCACCTGTCAAGAACGAAGGCTCTGCCATCGCTTACGACAATGCTCAAGAAGCTTGGACCTCACGCTATCAACACGAAACTATCGCTCTTGGTTTCTCGCTGACTGAAGAAGCAATCGAAGATAACTTGTACGATTCTCTCTCAGCTCGTTACACCAAGGCTTTGGCTCGTGCTATGGCATACACCAAGCAAGTTAAGGGCGCGAACATCCTGAACAACGGATTTTCAGGCTCTTACCCCGGTGGTGACAATGTTGCATTGTTCAGTAACGCACACCCATTAACCGGTGGCGGCACAAACAGCAACATTCCATCTACCCCTGCTGACTTGAACGAAACGTCCTTGGAAGCGGCTGTTATTCAGATCGCTGCTTGGACTGACGAACGTGGTTTGCTGATCGCTGCTAAACCTCGCAAGTTGGTTGTTCCTCCTTCACTGATGTTTGTTGCAACCCGTATTCTGGAAACAGAACTGCGTACTGGAACTGCTGACAACGACATCAATGCATTGAAGAACAACGGTTCGATCCCCGGTGGATATTGTGTCAATCACTTCTTGACAGACACCGATGCATGGTTCCTGACCACAGACGTACCTAACGGTCTGAAGCACTTTGTGCGCTCACCATTAGCTCAGTCGATGGACGGAGACTTTGATACGGGCAACGTCCGCTACAAGAGCCGTGAGCGGTATTCTTTTGGTTGGAGTGATCCTCTCGGAATGTTTGGTTCCGAAGGTCAGGCATAAGTAGTATTTGTGCTAGTTTGGGGGACTTCGGTCCCCCTTCTTTTTGTCCCTTGACACTGTTTATATAAGGTGATAAAAAGATAATAACCAAGAACCTCGACTCATACAGACTGGCTTGGCAGACATTATAGAGACTGTATGGGCATGTGCTATAACACAAAGGAAATATATCATGGCAAAAACTACTTTTTCGGGACCAGTGCGGGCTGGATATCAAGGCGGAGACGCAAGCTCACAAGGACCTTTAACTCCAGTTACTGTTAACTCTGGTTCAATAGTTGAAATAAATACCGGCTCTGGAGCGTATGGTTTTTATACACGCATCGAGCCAACCACAGGTTTTGGTTCTAGCAGCTATCTACTTCCGGGTGAAGCATATGGTGTGTTTGGGCGTACTCAAACTGGCGCGCCGTTTGCTACAACCCCTACAACAACTTTTAACCATATTACTGGCGTAGCTGGTAATTTTGCGGTTATTGGTTCATACGCTAATAACGGTTTGATGTCCGGTGTAATGGGTATTATTAATACCAACACTTTATCTGGTGATGCCGCTGTTATGGCGTTTATGCAGGGTGACTCTGGTGTTACGACTTGCCGCGCAGCGTTTGGTGTTGCAATGGCTCAAACCACAGCAGGTTCTGGCTTTACATACGGTCTGGACTTGAAGATGCAAGACCCCGTTGCTGATGCTGGTGGTCCTTCTGGAGTTATAGCCTACAAAACGGCTGAGATTCGCCTAGCTAATGATGCTGCCGCTGCTCCTGTTGTCATCAAGGTAGGTAATTTTGTTGATGGTGCCGCTTCTGGTGTAGGCAAAGGTTCGTTAGGTATTGATTCTACCGATGGACTATTGTTTGTATCTGATGCTTCTGGCAACTGGCAAGCCGTTACTGTCTAATGTTGACTCATGAAGATCCAGAAGTCGCTACGATTGTGGCGCTTCTGGAAGCCCAAAGAGACTATGCAATGGGACATGCCGCCAAACTTGCTAAAGAAAATGCTGAGTTAATAGCAAAGATTAGCAGACTTGAGGCATCTAAACCGGCATAGTCTCACCCTACAGGAGATTGATCATGGGTATGCAGTATGATGTATTAGCCTCACTCCCTTTGACGGAAGATGGGCAACTAGAAAACCAAGCAGCAGAGAGTCTTGGACGGATTCGCATCAAAGCTCTCTACGGAACCTCTGGAGCTACCGCTGGAACCATTTCTTTCTATAATGGCACAAGCAATTCTGATCCTTCGCTTATTCTCCTTCCTACCCCAGCCGCAGCAAATCAAGGTGCATTTTTCTTGCTTCTGCCCGGAGAAGGTATCTTGGCTCAGGATGGCGTATATGTAGACACCGGAACTGCGGCATCAGTAATCGTTATTTACGGGTAGAACATGGAACCGCAAACACTAATTAACCTAGGGGTTGGGGTTATTCTGACAATAGTTGGATGGCTCTCAAGACAGCTCTGGGATGCAGTAGAAAGAATGAAGGCAGACATTAAGAATATTGAGATAACACTTCCTTCGCATTATGCGAGGAAGGATGACATCCAATCTAGGTTTGATAAAGTTGAAGTGATGCTAGAAAAGATCTTTGACAAG